CCCCCTGCCGACCCACCCCCCGACCCTGACGAGGTTCCCAACTACAACGAAGAGCGCGCCTGGCACGAACGGGAGAAACGACTGATCGCGGAACTGGAGCGGCGCCAAAAGGCTGGCGAGCTGGTCTACAAGGCCGACGTGGAGCAGGCGCAGATGGCCACCGCCTTGACGCTAAAGAATCAGCTGGAGGCGCTGCCGAAGCAGATCAAACAGCAGCTGCCCCACCTGTCAATCAGCGATGAGGAGATGATCGAACGGCTGGTGGCCAAGGTGCTCACGGCCGTTGCGGACTGGCGGATGGATCAGGAGGAAGAGGAGTGATCACGCGGGACGTACCGGCGCTGGCAGCAGGCATCGCTGAATGTTTCAGGCCGCGGCCGCTGCTCAGCGGCGTGGAGTACGCCGACACCTACGGCCACGTGACGGGCAACGCAGCCAGTAAGGGCCCATGGATCACGCGGCCCTACCAAGCGTACTGGTTTTACGCCTTCGCTTCGCGGCGGGTGCCGATCTTCGTGTGCATGAAATCCGCCCGTGTGGGCTGGTCAGAATCGGTGAAAATCGGCGCGGTGCAGTATTACGCTCATTGGAAGCCATCTAAAGTGATGGTGGTGCAGCCGATTGAGAAGGACGCGGAAGAATACAGCAAGGAAGACATCAGTGACCTGTTCGCCGACACGCCATGCCTTGATGGCCTGCTCTCAGAGTCAAAATCCAGGGGCACGGCGACCAACACGATTCTTCTCAAAAAGCTCACGAATGGCGCACTGATCGACATCGTGAACGCGAAAAGCGGCAAATCCTTCCGGCGCAAAGAGCGGCCGGTGGTGATCTTTGAGGAGCCGTCCGCCTACGACCGAATCAACGAAGGGTGCCAGATCAAGCTGGGAATCCGGCGCACAGAGACCTCCTGGAATCCAAAGGTGATCATCGGCGGCACGCCGATCTTCCCAAACGACAAGACCCATCAGTGGTTCCTGCGCGGCGATCAGCAGTACCGCTACCTGCCGTGCCCGCACTGCAGCCACTACCAGCCGCTGCGGTGGGAGGCGATGGCCAAGGATGGCCCCGACGCTGGCACCTTTGAGTGCGAAAACTGCAAAGAGCCGATCCGCTACACCTCCCTGCGGGAGATGGATGCCCACGGCGGCTGGGCCTGCCCGCTGGGGTTAGACCGCTCTCAGCAGTCGCTGACGGCCGATGGTGAGTCGGCGGTTGAAAGCCAGTACATCTGGGCGGCGTACAGCTACCACGCCGGGGCTGTGTGGTCGAAGCTGATCAGCGAGTATCAGGAAGCGCTGGAGGCGATGCGCCGGGGTGATACCGATCCGATGCAGACCTACCACAACACGGTGCTGGGAATCCCGTGGGAGGACAGCATCGCCGGCAAGCTCACCTGCGATGGCCTGGCGGAGCGGCGCAAGAACATCGAGGCCGGCAACGGCTACCCGATGGGCAGCGTGCCGAATGGCGTCCTGATGGTGACGATCGGCGTTGACGTGCAGGGCGGCGGCGGATCAGTTGACGAACGGGTGGTGGTGACGGTGTGGGGCTGGGGCCGGGGTGAAGAGGGTTGGCACCTGGGCCACTGGGAGATCGATGGCGACCCGCAGCAGAAGGAGACCTTGGAGCAGCTGGAGCGGATTGCGGCAACGAAGTGGCGGCGGGATGATGGCGTCGAAGTGCCGGTGGCGATGGGCGCAATCGACGAAGGCGGCCACTCGACTCAGGAGATCAGGGATTGGTGCCGCAGGCAGGGCGGCCTGTGGGTGCCGGTGCGTGGTGATGGCGCCAAGGGCAAGCCGCTGGTGGGCCGCGGTTCGACGGTAGACATCAACCGGAAAAATCAGCCGGTGCAGAAAAAGGGCCTGCTGCTGTATCGGGTGGGGTATGAAACGAGCGTTTCGCACCTGCAGGGCCGGCTGCGGAACGAGATCCCAGGGCCTGGGTATCTGCACCTGGGTGAGGCGTCTACGGATCAGTTCCTGGCGGAGTTGTTCCCGTGGAAACGGATGCCGAAGAAGGGCAGCCATGGGCGCGAATATCACTGGGACTGCCCCACCGGAATGCGTGATGAGGCGGGCGACTGCACACGGTACGCCTATGCAGCGATGCAACTGGTAAGCCGCCGCTACAACCGCGCCACGATGTGGGACCAGCTGGAGGCCCAACTGGCGGCCTCGGTAGGCTCTAAGCAGGAACCCACCCCGCGCCGGGCCCGATCATTCAAGGTGATATGACGCAGCCGGCCGAGCTTTACCAAGGCGATCTGACCAGCTGGATCGAGCTGCGCGTTCACCCTGACGCCACGGCGGTGCGCGTGTGGCTGCGCGCTGCAGCTGCTGGCGCCGGCATCGAGGCCGTGGCCACCGACACGGACGACGGCTGGAAGGTGGAGCTGAGCGCCGCCACGACGGCCACCATGGCCGCCGGCAGCTGGGAGCTGCAGATCGTCTCCACCGTCAACGGCGCACCACTCACCACCGGCCGCGGCGCCCTGACCGTCCGCAAGAGTTTGGCGTTCAGCGGCAGCCCCGGCGCCTTCGACGATCGCAGCCAGGCGCAGAAGGACCTGGAGGCCGTCGAGGAAGCGATCCGCGCCCTGACCACGGGGGCGGTTGAGTATCAGATCGGCTCCCTTGGCAACGGTGGCCGCAAGGTGCGCCGGGTGGACCTGCCGGACCTGATCATGTGGCGCGACCGGCTGAAGGCTGAGGTCACCCGCGAGAAGCGCGCCGAGATGATCGCGCAGGGCCTCGGCGATCCGCGCCGGCTCTACGTGCGGTTTCAGGGGGTGAGCTGATGGGCGTTCGATCCTGGCTGCAACGGCAGATCCTGACCACGCGGCATGGCCGGCAGCAGGGCCGCCGGATGTTCGAGGGCGCCCGGCGAAACCGGTTGCTCCATGATCTGGTAGCGCCGACCACCTCCGCCGATGCTGAGCTGCGCGTCAGCCTGCGGGTGTTGCGCGACCGCTGCAATCAGCTGGTCAGGGACAATCCGTATGCCCGGCAGGCGAAGCGGACCACGCAGATCAACGTCGTGGGCCCGCGTGGGATCCAGATGCAGGGCCAGGTGATGAAGGCCAACGGCACTGAGAAGGACGTGCGCCGGAATCGACTGCTGGAAGATGCATGGCGGCGTTGGTGCCGGCCGGATACCTGCGACGTGGCGGGTCGGCTGAGTTTCCATGGGTTTGAGATGATGATTGCCGGCAGCCTGCCAGAGTCGGGTGAGTGCCTGATCAGGATCGTGCGGCAGCCAATGGGGCAGGGGCGTACACCATTGGCGCTGGAGCTGATTGAGGCGCACCAGCTCGATGAGGACAAGTCAGGGGTGAGCGACCGCCCGGGTCACGAATGGCGGCTGGGTGTCGAGATCAATGAGTGGGGCAGGCCCACCCGGTACGCCGTTTTGACCCGCCACCCTGGCGACGTGGAGCTGGGCCTGAACCGCCGGGGTGTGGAGCGGAAGCACGTCCTGGTGTCGGCGGCGGACATGATCCATGTGTTCCTGCCGGAGCGGATCGGGCAGAACCGGGGCGTGCCGTGGTTGGCGTCGGTGATTACGACGGTGCACGGACTTTCTGAATACGAAAAGGCCCACCTGGTGCGGAAGCGCGTCCAGGCCGCATCGCTGGGCTGGATTCAGACGCCCGAGGGCGAGCTGATCGGCGACGCGGTGGAGAACGGCCAGCGGCTGATCAACACCGAACCCGGCAGCTGGAACTACTTGGATCCGGGACAGGTGCCCGTGCCGCCGAACTTCGGGCCTGATGATGGGCAATATGACAACGTGGTGCGCAACCTGACGCGGCGGTTTGCGGCTGGGTATGGGTGCAGCTACGCCACGATCAGCAGGGACTTTTCGGACGCGAATTACAGCAGCATGCGCACAAGCGTCCAAGAGGATCGCGATCATTGGCGCGTGCTGCAGAGCATGCTGATACAGCAGCTGCATCAACGAGTCTTTGAAGAATGGCTCCGCGCTGCAATGTTGGCTGGTGAATTACCCTCGCCAGCTTTTAACGATTACTGGACTAGGCCAGAAAGATATAATGCCCCCATGTGGCAGGCAAGGAGTTGGGACGGAATTGATCCACTCAAGGACATGGTTGCCATGGAGAAAGCTAGGGCATTGTTGCTGGAATCTCATTCGCAGCAGATAGCTAACTACACGGGCTCCGAGTTTGGCCAGGTGATGGCACAAATTGCCAGGGAGAACGAACTGAAGGAATCGCTGGGCCTGATGCCCACCGTCGAGCAACCGCCTGAGCCCGTGGTGGAGCCGCCTGAGCCGGAAGAGGATGAGGACGCGGAAGCTCAGCCCCAGCCTGCCGCAGAAGATGTAGAATAGGTGTGCCTCAGCGGGCGGCAACCCCTGAGGCTCGACCAACCTGGGAGAACAGGCTGATGGCATCAGTATCGCAGAGCGGCCGCCGCAAGGCTAGGCCGTGGACAGCGCAAGATCAGATCGTCGCAGAGGTGGCGGCGGCGTGCGGGATTGGGCTCCGTGAGATCGGACGCGTCTTGGACCGGCCGCATAATGCGATCAGCAGGCACTTGGACCCAATTATCGCCAAGAAACAGCGCGTATCCTACCAGCAATATTATCAAGCCAACTTAGAAAGCCAGCGCGAACGAAACCGCTGCAGCTACAGGGATAACGCAGAGCAAAGGCGCAACTATGCTCGTAACTACCGAAGGATCAATGCTGACCAAGTGCGCGAAAGCAAGCGGCGCTATTCTGATGCCAATTTTGAGATGGAGCGCAAAAGGCGCCGGCTTTACTATCTGGCTAACGCGGAAGAGCTTCGGGCAAAATCTCGCGTAAACAGTCGTCTTTGGTATATTGCCAACCCGGGAAAACATCGTGAAAAAATGCGCCGCCGCAATGCCTGGCAGCGCGCCGCCCGCCGCCGCGCATTGTCGCCCGTCACCCGCGCCCAGATCGACGCCCGATTCGCCCTGTGGAACAACCGCTGCGCATTCTGTGGCGTGGATGCCGCACACGAGCGCAACCGCGGATACGAACGGCTGACCGTTGAGCACGTGCTGGCCTTGACCAAGGGCGGCCTTGACGAGGCAAACAACATCATCCCCGCGTGCACCGCCTGCAATTCCAGCAAGCACAACTCACCGGTTGAGGATTGGTACCGGCAGCAACCGTGGTTTACAGAGGCTCGCTGGCGAAAGATCCAACGCCACTGCCCTGCCGCCGTGGTGGGCCAGCTCCCGCTGGGCCTGGCGGCGGCCCCATCCGTAGCCTGAGGCCAGCGACTATCTGGCTTTGGATCTGACGAAACTGCGCGGCCCCCAGCGGCGAGAGCTGCCCGGCGGCATGCAGGTCGAAGAGAAGACCGACGAAACGCTCACGTTTTCGTTTTCCAGCGAGCAGCCTGTCGAGCGATTCTTCGGCCGCGAGATCCTGGTGCATGAAGAGGGCGCTATGGACCTGTCGCGCCTCAACGATGGCGCCCCTTGGCTCTGGAACCATGAGCGATCGGTAGTTTTGGGCGTTGTCGAAAATGCCTGGCTGGGCGACGATCGCCGGCTCTACAGCACGGTGCGCTGGTCGCCCAACACCACCGAGCGCGGAACTGAGGAGTACCGCCGCCGCGTTGACATTGAGGCTGGCATCGTGCGCAACGTCTCGTTCGCATACAGCATTGATGACATCGAAGAGCGTGGCGGCGACTTCTACGTGACAAGCTGGAAGGCCCTGGAGGTGAGCTCTGTCAGCGTCCCGGCCGATCAAACGGTGGGGCTAGGCCGCGCCATGGATGAGCCGGCTGCAGATCCTGAGCCTGCCACCGAACCACCCGCACCGGCAGAGCTGATCGTCACGGTTGACCCCGAGGCGATCAAGTCAGCCGTGAGTGAAGCGCTCGGTAGTCTGACCGTACAGACCGCCGAGCGGACTGATTCCACTGACCAAATTCCGATGACCACCGAGATCAACGTGGCGGAGGTGCAGCAGGACGCTCGGCGCGCCGAGCGCGAGCGTGTTGCTTCCATCCGCGGCATGTGTGACCAGTTCAGCCTCCCCGATCTGGCCGAGAAACTCATCAATGAAGACGCCAGCATTGACGCCGCCCGCGAGGTGGTGATGAAGGAGCTGGGCATGCGCAAAGTGTCCTTTGAGGGCAAGGTGCATGATGCCGGCAACGCCGAGCTGGGCCTGAGCAAGCGTGAGGTGAAGCGCTACAGCTTCCTGCGTGTTGCGCAGTACCTGGCCGACCCCAGCCCCCGCACTGCCGAGGCTGCCGCGTTCGAGCTGGACGTGGCCCGCGCTGCTCAAGCAAAGCACTCCCGCAGCGCCAACGGCGTGCTGATCCCCTGGGAAGTGCTGGGCTCCAACCGCGCCGCTGAAACCCCCGGACAAGTGGTTGGCACCTTCGGTGATGGCGGTGCACTGGTCGGCACCGATCGGCTCGATGCGCAGTTCATTGATCTGATCCGCAACCGTTCAGCCTTCCTGAACAGCGGACTGACCACGCTGACGGGCCTTGAGGGCAACGTTGAAATCCCGAAGAAGCTGAGCTCCAGCCAGTATTACTTCGTTGGCGAGAACGCTGATGTGACCAACTCGAAGCTCACCTTCGGGCTGGTGAACATGATCCCGCGCACCATCGGCGTGCGGGTGCCGATCAGCCGTCGGATGATGATTCAGAGCTCCCCCGATATTGAGAATCTGGTACGCCTCGACATGGCTGAGTCCGTTGCCCTGGGCATGGACTACACCATTGGCTACGGCACGGGTTCCAATGGCCAGCCTCTGGGTATCATCAACACCACCGGGATCGGCAGCGTGACCCTGGGTGGCGGCACTGCCAAGGCATTCCCGGCCAGCCTGGGCGGCGACGGTTCCACTACCCACAACTGCGGCGACTGGGCCGACTACGTGGACCTGGAAACCGAGCTGGCGATCGACAACCTCGATGCCGGTTCGATGCGGTACATCATGAACAGCGTGGTGCGCGGCGCGCTGAAGCAGACCCTGAAGGTGTCCGGTGATGCTGGCGCGGGCTACATCTACACCGATGCTGGCCAGGTGAACGGTTACCAGACCGTGATCAGCAACCAGATGCAACTCAATGATGTGCTGTTCGGCAATTTTGCCGACTGCGTCGTCGGGATGTGGTCTGGGCTTGATGTCGTCGTGGATCCCTACACCCAGAGCGCCAGCGGCCAGGTGATCCTGACGGTGCATCAGGACTTCGACGTGGCGGTGCGCCGCCCGCAGTCGTTCGCGCTGGGCAGCTGATTATGAGGCTGCAGATTCTCTCGAACTGCAGGGCAGACGGTCGCCACCTTGCCATGGGTGAGGTGGCGGACCTTCCTCAAGCCGTCGCTAACGAGCTGCTGGCGCTGGGCATGGCGTCGATTGCGCCTGAACTTGCCCTTGAGCCTGAGCCTGCACTGGTGTGTCCGCCTAAGCCGCGGCGCACTGCCAAGACTTCCACCCCTGTTTCCACCCCCACCCCGGAGGATTGATCAATGGCTATTGAACTGAGAGCACTGGAGCAACTCCAGACCTTTACGATCCTGGCACCAGCCACCCGCGACGCTGTGGGCAACACCACTGCGGTTGACGTGAGCGGCGTGGATGGGGACCTGCTGCTGCTGCTGTATGCCGCCGCCAGTGCCTCCAGCACTGCGATCAAGGTGAAGGTGCAGTCCGGTAACGCCTCCGACGGCAGCGATGCCACGGACGTGGCCGGCGGCGCCTTTACTGATCTGGGCAGCACCGCTGCACTGCAGAAACTGTCAATCCCTCGTGATGAGGTGGGCAAGTACGTGCGGCTGGCTTTTACGGATGAGACCGGCAGCTACTCCGCCACCGTGACCTGCCTGGCAGTCGGCGGCGCCCGTTACGCGGTCTGACCATGATCCAGGAGATCGCCGATGATTTCCTGCTGTCTGACTTCGGCTCCAGCGTCACTGCTGGGGCCGTTGTTGGTTTGGGGATTATGGATCGCGCCAGTCAGATCGTGATGAACGATCATGTGGTGACGGTGGATTATGCGTTGACGGTGCGCACTGATCAGTTTGGTGGTTTGCAGTATGGCGACGTGGTGCAGCATGAGGGGCAGTCGTATCGACTGCAGCATGAACCGCTGCGGCTGGCCGATGGTCGGTTCTGCGTGATGGTGCTGGAGAAGCTGCCGATTGCATCGGCGGGGACTGGTGGGATTCCTATTCAGACTGAAGAACAGCAAACGATCGTTACGCTGTAAGCATGACCCAACCTACGACGATTTCAGGACTGCCCGACGCTACGGGGCCGCTTACAGGCGCTGAGCGGGTGCCGATTGATGATGTAGCAGCGGGCACTACGAAGGATTGCAGCACGCTGCAGATTGCGCAGACGCTGCCTGATGCGACAACCAGCAATCGCGGGGCGATGACGGTTGCGCAGGCATTGAAGCTAGCGGGGATTGCCGCTGGTGCTACGGCGAACGCATCTGATGCAGAACTGCGTGATCGAGCGACGCATACCGGTGAGCAGGCGATTAGCACGATCACGGGCCTTGCAACTGCGTTGTCGGGTAAAGAGAATGTTGGTGTTGCTGCTGCTGCTGTTGCGCAACTGGTGACGCAACTGCGCAATAGCAGGACGCTCTACGTTTCGTTGGATGGCAACGACCTCAACAACGGCACCAGTGAAGCGGAGCCACTGCGCACGTTGCGCGCTGCGTCATTAGCTGCGCTGCCGGGTGATGTGGTGTTCGTTGCACCGGGCACGTATGTGGAGTCAATTCTGCCGATTCGGTGGAAGTATGACGTAACGATTTTCGGTTCAGGGTTGCGTAGCACGATTGTGCAGGGTGCAGCCGGGCAGGAGTTTAGCGATATTTTCAAGGTTGATTCTGGTTTTTGGTGCTGGGGCGTGTCATTTGCCGGGCATCAGGCAGATGAAACGCGGCAGGCATGGGCGATTGATTTTGATGAGCTGGCGGATAATACAGCGCGTGGTGCTGTTGGACTTGGCGCGTTCATTCTGAAGTCGCCTTACATCCAGAATTGCACCAGTATTACGGCTGAGGATGATGATGGTCTGGCTGGTTCGCAGAGTACGGGGAACACGGGCGGCGGCATCCGTGTGGATGGCAGCAAGTGTGCGTTGAATAGTCCCATCCGGTCGATGGTGGTTGACAGTTACACCCAGGTGAATCTTGGCGGTCCAGGTTGTCTGGTGGTAAATGATGGTTATGCGCAGTTGGTGTCGTTCTTCGGGACGTTCTGCACGTATCACGTTCGGACCGAGAGCGGCGGCCAGGTCAATTTGAGTGGTGGTGGCACTACTGATTTTGGCGTGTATGGCCTGATGGCAGATGGCTACAGCAGCAGGCCGCTGTTCACTGGTAGTGCTCGTGTGGCCGGCTATGGCGCTGTGCGGCTGCAGAAGACGGTCACGATTGACGTGGCGACCAATGTGTTCGGCTGCGTCGCGCACGGGCTGTCAGAGGGCGATCAGGTGGTGTTCAGCGCCACGCAAGGTACGCTGCCGACGGGTCTGACGGCCGGCACGATCTATTTTGTGATCAGCAGCGGTCTAACGGCTGATGCGTTCCAGGTGAGCACTACGTTAGGTGGTGGTGCTCTGGATGTGACGGGCACTGCTGGCGGCACGTATGAGTTTGTGCGGCAGGGTGTTACGCAGCTTGATGTGATCGGCTTCAGCGCCAACCGCCTGGGGCGTCAGATCAAGTATCCGAGCGCCGGCAGCTTGGGCAGCACGGGCAATCCGGTATTGATCACGGCGCGTGGTGGCACGACGGCTGGATCAAGTTTTACGGTGACGCTGGCGAGTAGCACGATCGGCCATGAGTACGTGGGCGGCGGCACGGTGACGGTGGGTGGTGTGTCCTATCCGATCACCAGTGCGGTGTATACGAAGGCCACGGGTGTAACGGTGCTGACTGCGACAGGGTATGCGCCAACGATCGGCGCGAGCGTGACGCTGGCGGGGCTGTCGTTCATCTGTGATTCATCGTCACGCCCGAATGCTGGGCAGTTGATGTTCCCGCAGTTGGTGTTTCCGCGAAATGCTACGACGGAGGTAGCTGAGGCCAAGACGTTTGCTTACACCAGGGTCAGTGATTATGTGTTGACTTATACCGAAGCGACATCACCATCGGGGCCTGATCACGAGTATGTAAGCGGTGGTACGGCGACGATCAGCGGCACTGATTACGGGGTGGCCGGTGCCGTTTACAACAAGACCACGGGCGTGGTGACGCTGACAGTGAAGACGGTGTTGCCTGCGGGCGATGGGAATGTAACGGTTGATGGTTTGCGGTTTATTTGCCCGACCAGCGCTTATGTGGTGACGAGCAGTGTGCCGATCAATGGTAGCGGCGTTGAGGTGGCGAACACTGATCCGACCAGGGCGGGTTATCGAGTGGTGTTTTATTCGGGATTGAATGGTGGGTTAAAGGATGCGGTAACGGCGGGTCAGGTAATGGACTTCCGCAACCGGTCGCAGATCAGTGCACCTTCGCATACGTTTGAGTTTGTTGGTGCGGGCACGAATTATGATGCGCT